AAATTTATAAAATAAAAGAAAATAAACTAAGTAGTTCATACTCGGTTCAAGAAGATTATCTCTCCTTCGATTCCCTTTGGTATCGTTGGCCATTGGTGCTCGTTCTCTGTTTCTGTGCGTGCGTAGGGTAAAATACCTAATTCTAACAGTCTAGAGTAGGACGGAAATTCTCCGCTCCTCATCTGTTCTAGAATTGTATCTATACCTGCTTTCTTCATCCACTTCCAGGCTTTGAAGTTGACTTTGTAGTCGCCTTCGATTACTAGCTTGTGGTGTATGTCTTTGCATAAATTGTAGAAAGGTACGCTGCATCCTAATGATGCGTATGCAAGTCCAAGAGCTGAGGCTGCTAGCCTTCCGAAATCTTGTGGTCGTTCGGGATAGAAGAGGTGACTGAGTAAGTCGATTTCCTCTCGATATGGTCTTCCGTTCCTGTGGTGGTATCCAAGAACGTATAAACTATTCGGGTGTGATCCTATCATAGTCTTGTCTGTGCTTAATTTGGCATTGAAATATAGCATTCCTTTTTCTGACATCATTTCAAGAAATCCTCGATTGCGAAAATCGTATGATTGTTCAGGGAAGGCAACGATAGCGTCGTCTCCTTGAAATCTTGATTTGAAGAATTCTCCCTCGATGTTGATTCCGAGTGAAGATAGGACTGTATAAGTCATGATCATGTTACAGAAAGAATCCATTAGCTGCGTCTGTTGATATCCAGATCCGAATCCGTTGTGTCTCCATTCCCAGATTTCTCCGTTTGGTAACTCGATTGGCGTCCGCTTGATTGCGTTCGTCATCCAGTTCCAGAGGTTTTCCATCTTAGAAGGGTTGACTTGTGGGTCGGTGTATCGCGTAGTCTGCTCGTAACTCGTGAAGTCGAAATAGCTTCGCCAGATTAGATGTACGTCGTCCATTAATTCATGGAGTAATCGTCTGTCGAATCCACTCCAATCTAGTGAGATATAAGTGTTCGCGTTTGCAGAATGAAATTCATTCAGTAATTTTTTCCATCCTCCGCGGCCGATTTCTCGTCCCCAGAAGAGCTTACCAGCGTTCGTATTCTGATAAGTTGCCTGTAGTGGCCAAATGAACGGTAGTTCTGCGTGTAATAGAAGCTTTGGGGCTCCGAAAACTGCGCGGACTTTGTCCGGTTGGTCCTCACCTACAACATGAGTCCTCAAATGTAATTTGAGATGCTCATAGGGAATTGGCTTGTCGCCGTCCCAAAAAGGTGCTTCCTTATGTTTGATTTGGTGAATGAGAGTCCGATTGTGGTCGAAAATCTCGTTGTACAAATTATGATATGATGTTGCTCCATCGTTGATTAGCTCGAGTTGCTGTTTCCATTTAAGGTATGCGGGAACTTTGACTCCGTTCTTCCACTTGTGTAGTCGATTGCGTGTCTCTGTCCTTGGTTGTCCAGTCTCGTTATCGACATCTCGTCCTTTTGGGGTGAATGTGAAATCGGGATTAGTCCAGGGTAGTTCAGCCGAAACGTTTAAAGTTGCGGGGTATGCTCGTAGGTCGGGAAAAGTAACTGGATGTAATACCCTATTGGGTCTCATCTGTTCTTTGACGACTCGTAATGCTCGTAGGTAGTGCTCATCTCTGATAATGTGATGCTTTTCAAATTCGTTTGACATAAAGTCTTTGATAACGGCGGAAGGTGTTCCATCGCTTCGACGATTTGAGAGTATCTTTTGTACGTCTGTTTCAACATAATGTTTTCTAATCATCTTGATTAGCCATTCGTCGCGCCTGCGCTTTGCGTCATTATCCCATTTCCAGTCTCCAAAATCTTGAAGTTTGGTCTGTGATATGCGTCGAATGAAAACTAAGTTCTTCAGAACTTGTAGTCTCATTGGTGTTGATTGTATTGGCATGGTTGTGTGTTCGCTTGAGTGCTTGGGGGTGCTGAGTTCTTCAGTAAATCTTTTTGTATCGATCTTGAGTTGTG